TTACATCACCGGGCAGTTGTCGTCATCGCTTGCACGATTGATGAAGAACGTGACGCGTCCAAGCACCTCTACTTCTTCCAGTGCATTTCCCTCTATTGCCTCTCCATCATCTGTAATGAGCGATTTGCCCATCAACTTGGCAAACTGCGTATGACCATCGCAAAGGATAAGTAACACATCACCGGGTGTTTTTTTCATAGCTGGCTCAATGACTGCAAATCCTGAATCAGTTTCAAGCACCCTACTTTCTGCGCCGATGTTGCAAATCATTTCGGGTGAAAGTTGGCGCTCGACATAATCGCTTGCAGGTGATGCAAATCCCATTACTGAACCCTCCCCATGTTACGCAGGATCCAATAGTGGTTATCGCTGCCGTCGGTGGTCTTATCAGCGAAGCCCGGCTGGTTGCGCTCTATCCAGGCATTCGCTTCTTCGCGCGTGTAGTGCCAGTTGAACTGCCGCAATTTCTCTATGAATGCGTCTGTGGTCAGGTAACGATACCCCTTGGGGTTTAACTCTATGGCCGCAACAAACGCGGCATGAATGTCTGCTGTGCGTGGCATAATCACCTCACAAAATAACTGTATGTATATACAGTATCGTCAAATATGAGGGTCGATCAAGTTTCACAGTGGTGCTAAACTTCAGACCTTTCCGAATTGACTGATTTATATAATGTTAAAGCTCTTTGCTAAGTACACATCAATCGGCGTCATTAACACGCTGATTCACTGGGTTGTGTTTGCTATCTGCATATACGCGTTTCACACAGGTCAGGCGCTTGGTAACTTCGCCGGATTCGTCGTGGCAGTGTCATTCAGTTTCTTTGCAAACGCCAGGTTCACGTTTAAGTCTTCGACAACCACGATGCGCTACATGCTGTATGTAGGGTTTATGGGAACCTTGAGCGCAGCTGTTGGTTGGGCTGCCGATAAGTCCGGTATGGCTCCGATTGTGACTCTCATTCTCTTCTCCGCCATCAGTCTGGTGTGCGGTTTTATTTATTCAAAGTTCATTGTCTTTAGGGATGCGAAATGAAAATTTCTCTGGTAGTTCCTGTCTTTAACGAAGAAGACGCGATACCTATTTTTTATAAAACTGTTCGGGAATTTGAAGGGCTTCAGCAGCATGAAGTAGAAATAGTCTTCATAAACGACGGCAGCAAAGACGCGACAGAATCAATTATCAACGCGCTTGCTGTTGCCGATCCTCTTGTTGTTCCACTGTCATTCACTCGCAACTTTGGTAAAGAGCCAGCCCTGTTTGCTGGGCTTGATCACGCCACCGGTGAAGCTATTATCCCAATTGACGTCGACCTGCAAGACCCCATCGAAGTCATTCCGCATCTGATAGAGAAATGGCAGGCCGGGGCTGATATGGTTCTGGCTAAACGCTCAGATCGCTCAACAGATGGCCGACTGAAGCGCAAGACAGCAGAGTGGTTCTATAAGCTGCACAACAAGATCAGCAACCCGAAGATTGAAGAAAACGTCGGCGACTTCCGTCTCATGTCTCGTGATGTTGTGGAAAATATTAAGCTCATGCCAGAGCGAAACCTTTTTATGAAGGGTGTTTTGAGCTGGGTTGGTGGTCGCACTGATGTTGTAGAATATGCCCGTGCAGAACGTGTGGCAGGCAGCACGAAGTTTAACGGCTGGAAGTTGTGGAACCTGGCTCTTGAAGGGATCACAAGTTTCTCTACATTCCCTCTGCGCATGTGGACGTACATCGGGTTATTCGTTGCTGGCGCTGCGTTTCTTTATGGCGCGTGGATGATTTTCGACACGTTGGTGTTCGGTAATGCTGTACGTGGTTATCCATCTTTACTTGTATCTATCCTTTTCCTTGGCGGCATTCAGTTGATCGGTATCGGTGTACTTGGAGAATACATTGGCAGGATATATGTTGAAGTTAAAAAACGTCCGAGATACATATTAAAGAACGGAGTCGAAAAATAATGGCTAGTAAGTTCGTGAGGGATAATCTTCTTTCTATAATTGTATTGGTATCAGTATTCATATTGGTTCTAATTATGAACAATATGACTATGTATGTTGCGGACGATTTCGTATACAGATTTGTATACCAGACCAACCCATCGCCTGATGCAGTTCCTATTGATGGGATTTATTCCATAATCGAATCACAGATTCGTCACTATGAAATATGGAATGGCCGCTTCGTGGCTCATTCTCTCGTTCAATTTTTCATGCAGTTTGACAAAACAATATTTAACATTTTTAACTCAATTGCCTTTGTAATGATAGGCGTGCTAGTTATAATGGTGGCAAATTCAATATCTGCTATCAAAGATATTAATTTTTCATTCGTAATAGCGTTCATGTTGCTGTGGTTAATTATACCAGAATTTGGATCGTCAGTTCTTTGGGTCTCCGGATCTATGAACTATCTCTGGATGTCTCTAATTTACACCACATTTATATTGATAAGCATTAGAGCCGAGAGGCCTCGTGCAGTCTACCTTACTATTTACCTAGTTTTAGGCTTCCTTACAGGAGCAACTAATGAAAACAGTGGCCCGGCATCTGCATTGATAGTCATAATGGTGGTGGTTTACGATTATGTAACATATAGGAAGGTGAGTTTGTGGAAGGCCTCTGGCGTCGTTTTTGCGATCGCTGGTTTTTTACTAATGATTACCTCACCAGGGTCACAGAAAAGGGGTGGAAATAACTTTTCATTGAATGTTTTAGCGGATCACTTTGTAAACATATTACATTCCAGTATTTCTTTGTTCTTCTTTTTTTATGTTGCCTTGGCTTTCTTGGTGGCATTTTGCATCTATAAAAAAACAGTCACAAAAAGGGATGTGGCGTTTACTTTAATATTTCTAACTGGTCATTTCGCTTCAATATACAGCATGGTAGCTGCGCCATCGTTCCCTGAAAGAACGGCATTTGGAGCCTCAATCATGCTTTTAATATTATTGGTACACTACATCTGTAAAATCCCAGTGTCATCATTGTATAGCAAGGCTTTTGTTTTCGTATTATACACAGCATCCATTAGCACCTATACATATGCATTTACAGACATTCATAGCACATATAAGCAGTTACGCGCTCAGCAGGAAGTTATTGAAAATGCAGAGTTGGGGTCAGATATATCTGTACCAATGATAACCAAGCCAAGATCAGATGCCAATGCTTATAAAAATACAATATATTTGACGTACCGTAAAAATTCATGGATGAATATGTGGGCAGCTAGATTTTATAACTTGAATTCTATATCAGGAAAAGATTAAAACAAAAGGCCCTTTCGGGCCTTTTTTTACGCTCCTGCGACAAATGCAGTGACGTTGGTTAAACTGACTGAGTTGATATTAATTTGCACCTCGCCAGTGGATAGGCATCGTAAAGCTACAGTTCCATCAGTGATAGCGCCTTGCGTACCTACGACTTTTCCCTCCCAAAAAGCTATGTTCCCGGCGGCAGCGGACAGGTACGTACTAGCGTTAGTAACTACTGGAGTTGGGGTGCCTGTTTTATTTAACTTTGCCCCTATAGTGCCTATAATTCCTGCCGCCGCATTAATAGTCTTTCTTGGAGCTAATTGAATTCTCACATCAACAGATGTAAGGCTATCGGTGTTAGTGTACAGTGTAACCCACGTCGTTGAATCATTGGCATTGAAGTCGACATCAACTGATCTTAGCCGTTGCAATCGTGATGGTGATGTTTTCAAATCCCCGCTGATTGTGCCGCTCTGGAGAAGAACAAGGCTGGTGAAATCATTCCTCTGCCCAGTACCCATCTTTGTAACGGATGCTGAACGCACAAGGAGAGCATCAATAAATGTCGGTGAAACCAGAATGGAGTTTCCAGAGCCTACAATTTCCATCTCAGGGATGTAAGCATTTTCTGTCTCAATGCGGTGGTCTGCACTGACATGCCCACCGTTATCATATTTAAGCAAGCCAGAGAATGAGAAGAACCCACCTGAAACATAAAAAAGAGGATAGAAGTTAATTGTGTATTTACGTGTTACACTCAAATCCCTAAGCTCATGAGCACGAACAATAACAGTTTTACCTGAGGCAACTTGCAGATGGAACAGTGAACCAGTAGTGATTACATCTCGTAATACAAGGGAGTCAATGGTGATATTTCCTCCGTAAGCCCCCTCCACTCCATAAGTGACACGCTGGTAATCCAGGAATGACGTGTTAACCGCCTCAAAACCTTCTGAGTTAAAATCAGTGGTTGCGTAGCTAGCGCTACAGAAAATACGAGCTGGGTTAACGCGACCACCAAAAAGCTGGTTCGCCGTCTGTCCTGTTATAGTATCAACCTGGTCTCCTGTCAATGGCAGAGTAGATGTAGCCACGCAAGTCATATCATTAAGAATGATTTTGCCGAACTTAGTAACGTTGGTTTGGTTAGCATGGTTGATATCCGCATCAAAGTTACCACGTCTCCAGTACCCATTTTGTAGCGTAACTTTCCCTGTAGAAGTATGCTGTATCCCCAGTTTACCGAAGTCGTAACATGTTTCGAATCGGAAATTACGCATCGTTAGGTTGGATGTCCCAATAACGTAGATGCAGTCGATAGACATACCTGTAATCTCTGTTCCCTCTACAGTTACATCTACATTGCGGCATGTTAATCCGTAGGTTTTAAACTCCTGCATCTTGCCGCCAATTATCCTGGCTTTACCTGAGCCTCTAAACTCAAGACCTGCCCCACCAAATCGCCAGTTCCCTACCCATACATTACGCATGAGGGTTCGGTTCTCAACAGGGTTCAATACGGTAATGGTGTTCCCCGTAATGGCAGTAATATAGTTGAATTGCCCGTAAGCAGAGGAGTTACTCCATTTCCAAGTGTTAACGTCTCCATCAGGAATAAGGAATGATGTCGTTATCATATCCCCTACTTGAAATACGCTGGCATCATCCACTGTAAATGAATATGCGCCTATAGCCGCATCTGCTGTGACAAGAGCCTTTTTCACTCCGCCATGCCAAATACCGCCGCCGCTTAGGTCTATGGTGAAATTATCCGTTACGTTGAAGATGCAGTTATAGCCATTCATTTGAATCTTCGAGCCTGGCTTTACTGTTATTTTTTTACACTTTGCCGTATTTGGCATAGAAAAATCGTCAAGGTAGTAATCACCATTGCTGAAAACCAACTCTTCAGCCTCGTTGAACGCCGTCAAAAGCTTTGATATATCTTGCCCAGTACCAGTCTTGAAGCCGAAATATTCAACATTGAACGTATTTGTTCGCATATCAACGTATTGACGCGCAGTAGTATCACCTACGGACAGCCATGCACCTGGACCGATACCTCCAGTGTTTTCTGGAGTTGAGTTCGCAGGAACTACCTTTGGACCAGATAAAAATGACCCAGTCCATTTGTAATATTCACCGTCGGCAGTATTAAGCAGTACTTCATTAGGCTCGTTAATAGTTGCGCCAGTAGTAAACGTTTTACCTGTGATGATAACGTAACCGAACGCTGCCATAGCCTGCTGAGAAAGATAATTGATACCTTCAACGGTGTAGTGTTGATTGCCGAAGCGATCGGTATAAGTCCACCCCATAGAGGTAACGAACTCGTCAACTTTCCCGGCATTGAACTTCAGATCGCGTGGTGATTCACTTGGGACAGGCAGGTTTGTAGGTGTCGTAGCCATATTGGTTCCATAAAAAAACCCAGCGCGAGGCCGGGTTAGGTTGGTCGGGATGGGCTTATTCGTAAATAGCGTCGCTGTATTCCGCAACGGTCAGAGATACAGTGTTATCTGTGTTCGGTTTGATGCTGTTGACCGTCCATAGCTGACTGTCCAGTTCCTCAACTGTCGCGATGAGATAGCGCGACGGTAGCTGCACAGTGTCTCCGTTCCATATATTGAGCTGAATGTCGGGTATTGCTGCGGTGAAGCCATACTTCGTATCGCTGCGGGCCGTAGCCGGATAGCGCAGCGTCGGGTTGCCCAGGCTGTCGGTAACCAGCACATACATCGAGCCGGTAAACGTGATTGGCTCGCTGGTATCGAAGTCATTCCCGGCGCGTCCGGTGATGTACCCCTGCTGCTGGTTGCTGTCGTAAATGTCTGGCATCTGAATGACGCTTCCAACCTGGATAATGCCGTCCTCAAACACTTTGGCGTTCATCTTCACCCGGGAGTAGATCAGGCGCTTGGTTTCGCGTAATGCGCGCTCCCGGGCCTGATATTCATTACGGAAGCCGACTATTTCCAGCTTGTTCGGATTCTCCGCTTCCTGCTCAACGATGGCGCCGTTCAGCACGCGGTAGTTGATGTACGTCTTGTTGTTTGTGGTCGGGTGAACGTAGGACACCTGCACTCCATCGTAACCACCTGGAAGAGTGGCCTCGTACGTCATTTTGTACTCGTCCGTCTTCATGTTGGCCCGGTTGAATACCGCCGCCGGGTAGTCAACCTTCTGATCACGGGTAAATGTCAGCACGCCGTCATCCCAGTACGCCACAACTGACGCAGCATTGCAGATAGCCTGGATACGATCTCCGAGAGAGTCGTTCTCGTCGTCAAACGTGTAGTCGAAGTAGCCAAGACGCTCATCTGGCAGGCTTTCAGCAATCGAGTACAGGCCGTACAGGTCGATGCTGCTCACCGACTGCTCACCCATCACAAGCCAAGTGTGCGCCACTGCATCAGCGAACGAGCGAGACGGACGCAGCGTGTAATCCACCGCCTGCGTGTCCAGGTCGTACGTGATGGTGTGGCGCGTCACCAGCGCGTTATATTTGCGCTCACGGCTGCCCAGTGCGTTCTCTGTCGCCCTCACCTTCACCCGCACCAGCGTGTCGGTCGGGTGGACGACATTCGTGCGGATGTTAATGCTGTGGATCTCTTCGACCTTCAGCAGTGACGCGTCGCCGGAGTTGTCCGTGCGCTGGAAGCTGACCGCGTACTTCCCGAACCCGCCGATCGGAGTGATCTTGTCAGTGCGATAAAATACCTCACTCGTCGACTGGTGCGGCGTCGTCTGCCGGTACGTAAACGTCTGCTGCGTTCCCGGCACCTGGTTGTAGTCGTCGTCGATTTTCCAGATGACAACCTTCCAGTTCGTCTCTTTCTTCCCGCCGAGGCTGGACTGAGTATGCAGCCACAGCTGCGTTGACTCGACCGGGGAAAAGAACGGCCCAACCACCAGCGCCTCGTTATCGTTAAGGATGAATTTCGTGGTGTTGATCGTGGCATTCGCCGGAATATCCTGCGGCCCCTCCAGCTGGTTCATCGTAAACGTGTACCAGCGCACCGGGTTAACCACAGCGCCATCGTTTGTTTCAACGGCGGAAATCAACGTGCCGGAGAAATTTGCGTCAGTGGTGACGCTGCCTGATGCTGTGTTGTACGTAACGTTGATGGTAAAAGTCACAGCGTGCGGCAGCACCAGGCCCATAAAGTAATCGAACTCAGCTTGTTTCACGATTTTCATCGCTATCTGTCCGCCGGAATACGTTCCGCTGACCACCGTGTTTGCCGTTGCTGTTTCTATAGGGAAGTCGCTGGCTTCGTTCTGCCCTGGAACCTCTTGGCCGTCTACGTCATCGAACCCGTAACCTTCGACGATCTGCGGGATAACTTCGCCAGGCTGGAAGAACTGGAATTCGGCACCGGCCAGAGAGCCCAGGCTGGATTCTGAGTAGCGCACGGACTCGTAATCGTATTTGCCGATCCCGACGCACATCCACTCTGTAACGTACTTCAGGCCGCCGTCTGTAGACGTCTGGTGCACGTATTCAAATACCGACTCCTGAATCAGATCCGGGAAAGAACGAATCTGCCCGTAAATGTCCGGCTTGGCCTTGTAAACGCGCGCGGTGTTTGTCTGACCGGTCAGACTATTGTTGGGTGAGTCGACCGTATTGCCGCCGCTGTTTGCAATGGCCGGTTTCGGTGCCAGGAACGAAAATACTTGGCCAACTACTTTAAAGATCGGGCTTAGGATGTCGCCGACAATGCCTTTCGGCTGGTCGAATATCTGGATGTGGTCCAGCTCGCTCAACTCAAACGCCAGCTCATCATCTTCGCCCAGCTTAACTCCGTTGCGGACGATCATCAGATCACGATGAAATGTAGCGTCATTGGCCACCAGCCAGTCATGAAAAAGGGTGCCGTTTGGCACCCTGCAACGCAGCTTAGGCGTTCCTGGAAAATTCGATATCTCAACCAGCGCCATATTCGAAAAACTCCACTTTGGTGAATGCCCGCTGAATGACCAGCAACGAGTCCATGCGTACGCTTCCACTTTCGCCTCGCGAGTGCAGCGCCTGTCTGTTAAGCACCAGCCCAACATGCGCCGGTTGCACACCGCGGTATCCGACGAATATCCCGCCCTCTACTGGCTTGTCGACCTGGCGCCAGAAGACGACGTCGCCCTGATAGCAGGTGAAGAAGTCGGCCCCGGCTTCGTAGTCCGGTGTCTGGTGCAGCTCTATACCGAGAACGTGCCGGTAATACAGCACCACCAGCCCCCAGCAATCCACCTTTTCGAACGTACAGGACCGGTTAGCCCACGGCACTCCGATCATCCTGCTGATAAAATTAGAGGTACTGAAGTCCCGTGTACTCGACTGGATCATAAAGGCGACCAATATTGTTATTCAGAGGGTTGGTGACGGAGAGCGTGACCGATGCGGCATCAGCATCGATATCCACCGTCTTGACGTAAAGCTGCCACGACTTAATCGGCACCGACACATCGCCGCTGTCGAAGATCTGCCGCGTGGCCGTAATAGCTGTTAGCCGTGCCGCCCCCTTCCACTGCTTCATCAGCGCTTTGATATCCGACGACAGCCGCCCAAGCTTCACCGTCGCGTCGATAACCGGAGTGCCGCTCTGCTGACTCTCTTCGATTTCAAAGCGCGCTGGCGTGTACGTCTGGCCTCCAAGCGTCTTCGGGAAGAACTGCTTATCGACAAGGCGGACGTAGCCAAATGATGGATGGTAGAACGTGAAAGTGTCGTAAAGACCTCGTGTCGGGCGCTGCTGCTTGTATTCCCTGAAGCTCGGCATTAAGGCACCCTCGGTAGTGATTCTGGGTCCCTGTTGTCCGGATAACCCGTGACAACGATATCCAACACTGAAGGCCATGGAGGCGGCAACTCAACAATTACGTCGTCAAACTCGTCATCGGCGTTGTACAGGTGGTTGGCAATAACGGTTCCCGTCCAGGTCACCACCCCGCCAGAAATATTGGTCTGGACAGGGAAACCATCTTTCGTAAAGTGAAGCTCCTGAACTTGCAAGCCACTACCGCCAAGATTTATCGGCATTCTGAACCAATAAAGACCGCCGTGAAGATAGTTGGGACTACGTAACCATTGCTGAAATGCTCGATCTTCCGCCAAGGTGAAAATCCACGTGAGGGACCAGGTCACTTTCAGGTCGTCGGTAAGGTTCTGGAAGATAGCCGGGCCGACCGCTGGCTGATCGGTCTGGAACCCGGTATCGAGCGTCATGTTTTTGCTGGCCTTCTGCGCCAGCGGCAGCCAGTCGGGATAGTCGATAATTGGCATCAGCCCTGCCCCCTTGGCGTGCGTTTAACATTGAAGTTACTGGTTATACCGCTGCTAATTGGGCCGCCGTTGTTCAGGTCTGCAACAATGACATCAACGGTAAGCCCACCATTTGCATCAGTGCCAGCCTGTGCATCAACGGACGATGACGTGTAGTTCTGGATGTTGATAACTACCCCTCCGCCGCCAGCAGTCATCTCCTTGTTGCTGATCACCCTGCCATTGTCGCCCGGTATCATGTACTGCTTACCGGTGCTGGCCTGGTAAATCTCTGGCATGCCACCTTCGCCGACCTGATACATCCCACCAGCCGAGACGGGGCCGCCGTTTTTACGTTTTCCTGACAGTGCCAGGATGCCAGCCATCGCGCCAAGACCAATAGCCACTGCGCCACCGAATGAAGCCACGGAGGACATGATGGCCGCTGGAGTCCATGCCGCCGTAGTAGCCGCAGCCGCAGCCGTCGAAGTCGCTGTCGTGGTTGCGATGCCTGCCACCTGTGCGGTGGTGGATGCTGCAACCGCCGCGGTAGTGGCCGTCTGTCCCATAATGGCCGACTTAACCCACTCAATGCCCATCTGAACGAACGAGTTAACAACGCTGTTCAGCACGGTCATGCCGATGCTACGCATTGCGTCGCTGGCTGACATGCTGCCTGTTACGATACCGGTCAGCGCATTGCTGGCCACCGAACCAAGGGAGTCGAAAGCCGCCGCTGCTGCCTGGGTGGCCGCGTTCTGTTGCGCCCATTCTTCCCACATTGCAGCGTTACGCTGATCACGATACTGCTGCTCGATAGCCGCACGCGCGGCCTCGGCCTCTCCGATTTTTTGCGGGTAAAGCTGGGCGTAAAGCTGGATGTCAGCAATGTCTTTCTGATACTGGCTATCCAGCCCGGCAGTTTTGCTGGTTTTACCCTGGATGGTACTGAACTTATTTGCAGCCTCTGTGCGCTCCCGTTCAGCCTTGGCCTGCTCACGCAATGCGTTGGCATTGTCCCAGGCTTTTCCTGCCAGTTGCCCGGCCAGCAGAACTTGTTCCTGCGTGGCTGTGTTACCGAGAGACTGCTGCGCATTAAGCACGGCCTGCGCTCTGGACAGTTCACCAACACTGCCAGCTGACAGCTCGGCCTTCTGCCTCAGTTCATCCAGCTTTTGATTAACAGATTCTTGAGCTTTAGCGTATTGCTCAGCTTCTTTCTGTGCCGCAGACTTTCCGCCTTTCGCTTTGCTGCCAGTAGCTGAGGCGGTCGTTTTAATCTCGATCGGCTTTGTGTTAGCCGCGGTCTGCGATGCTTTGGAAACAGCGGTCAGGTCGCCAACCAGCATGGCGGCTTTATTACTCAGCCCGGCCAGCGCTTTGTTTTGCGCCTCCCAGCCATCAAGCCCAAGCCATGACCAGGTGCGCGCGCGGCGGGTAAACATTTCAGCGGTGCTGTTCAGATCCGATATCTGAGCATCTGCCGACGCCGCTTTACCCACCAGCCGGTCGAGTGCAGCAGTCATTGAATCGATGACTGCCACCAGCCCTGTGCTTGCTCCTGTTGCCTGGTTAACAGAGTCAATCATCGACAGAAATGAGTTTGTCAGTGCGGTATTGGCCTGAGAAAGCGTACGCGGGAGTTTCTCGAACTCTGCATTTACTGAGCCTGTTTGTTTCTGAATAGCGTTCAGTGCATCTTCAGCAGTAAGTTTCCCGTCCAGCATCAGCTGACGCAACTCGCCAATACTAACGCCCATCCCTGCGGCAATCTGGCGCGCAAGTTCCGGCATTTGCTCAAGGATGGAGTTGAACTCCTCCGCCCTGACTGTGCCGGATGAAATAGACTGTCCGAACTGGCGGAGAGCATTCGCCATTTCTTCTGATGAGGATCCGCCGATGCGGCCGATTTTCTGAAGCGTCTCGGTGAGCTGAATAATCTGGCCGTTCGTCGCACCGGTATCTCGCAGTGCAGTGCTGAGGGTTTCCCACAGCTTAGTGGTGTCCTGAAGAGATCCCCCGGTCGCAGAGCTTATATTCATCAGCGTCCGCATGGTTTGTGATGCTGATGCCGCGCTACCAGTCAGCCGCTCAATACGCGAGTTCAACTGACTCATGTTGTCAGCAGCAACAAGAAACGCCTTACCCCAATCAACAACGAGTGACGCCGCAATAGCACCGGCCACGCGGTTGATATTGGTCTGCAACTCATCCATTTTTTTGGCTGCATTGGTCGCCGAGTTGCCGATGGAGTCGAGCGACTTATTGGCCTTTCCCTGGGCCTTGAGCAAGCCAGAAACATCGGCCTCGATGTCGTAATAAATCTCGCCTGCTTTCTCAGACAT